GATTGCAATTGTGATGGATGAAATCGATGGTATGAATAATGGGGATAAGGGAGGTATTACATCTCTCATCAAATTAATACGTCAAAAAAAGACAAAAAAACAGAAATTGGAGAGCACGACTCTCAATCCCATTATTTGCATCGGTAATTATTATGTCGATAAAAAAATAAAGGAACTAATGAAGGTATGTAATATATTTGAGCTAAAAAGACCCACTGGACCCCAAATACATAAATTATTAGAATCGATTGATTTTCCAAAAATAAATAAGACAATGATTTCACCATTAGTAGAGCATATACAAGGAGATATGCGAAAACTCATCTTTGTGAGAGACATGCAGCGAAAAAAACCGGAATTGATAAACATTGACATTATCTCTCAAATATTCCATAATAAATCTTTTAATGAAGATACCAAAACAATTACTAAAACATTGTTGACAAAACCGGTTGCCATGTCTCAACATAATTTGTTTATGAACGAAACCGACCGAACCATTGTCGCGCTTCTATGGCATGAAAATATTATCGATGCAATCGAAAAGGGAGATAAACGAGAGACCGTGCCTTTTTATCTTAAAATATTAGATAATATATGTTTCGCGGATTATACCGACCGAATTACTTTCCAAAATCAAATATGGCAATTCAATGAGATGTCTTCTCTCATCAAAACCTTTCATAATAATAAAATATATCACGATGCATTTCCAAACAACAAACACAAAATTTTAGATGTACGGTTTACCAAAGTGTTGACCAAATATTCCACCGAATATAACAATCAACTGTTCATATACAATTTATGCCAAACATTGTATATGGATAAGAAAGATTTAGTAGCATTTTTTCAAGAGTTGAGATTATTTTATGGAAATGATTTTTATGATGATGCAACGAAAATGGGAGAAGTGGAACAATTGTTTGAGAATTATAGTATTAATAAATTGGATATTAAACGGATGTATAGATATTTAGACAAAAATGTTAAAAAAGACACAGTGTTAGAGGATGATAATTTAGATGATTTCGAGGATGATTTGTAGAAAATTGAATTGTTTTTATGATAAATATATTTATTTCAATCAACCAATCAAACAAATAAACGCTCAATAATGACAACCAATTTTACTCCAAAAATTTTCGCAAAATTTATGCAAACCGTCTTTCAATTCGATTTAGATGAATTAAAAGGTATGGCGGAGAATGAATTTATTCTACATTCGATTCCTGAATTGTATGGCGAAGATGAAGATATTCCATTGATGCAAGAATATTTAGGCAATATTTTACTTAATTCAAAAAATGTATATAATTATGTCAAACATCAACATATATTAAAAAAATTATTATTATTCGCTGCATTATACCTGAAAAAACATAAGGAATGTGTTGGAAAATTCGTGATGGCACACACATTAACACTTGTCATTACTTTAACGAAAAAAAATAAGGCGACTTCACAGGAACAGGCCGAATTAAATGAACTAAATTATCGTAGATGTATTTTAATCCAAAAATTATTTGAATATGTAGTAGAATTATCAAAAAAAATAGTAGACGATGGTGACAATATTGATATGTTGAAAGATGTTGTCATCTATTACGAAAATGACGATTTGAATCCAGGTAAATATGATATTAGTAAATTATTTGAACCACTTGAACCCGCTAAATTAGAGCGGTCTTCTGCCAAAATGTATACGCGAGTTTCGCGATATCAGGCATATTTAGTAAGGAACGAAGATAAAATCAAGGATTATATTTATCCCATTTATGACGAAAATGACGAAATTAAGGAATATATGATTCCGGTAATTTAGCATAATAAATTCAAAAAATAGAAAAAATATATTTTTTTACTATAGATAATATGTTGTCATCATTTAATACGATTGGTTCTGGAATGAATTTGTGTAAAAGCAATGCCTCAACGACTACCGTAACATCATTAACTAGTTACTCAGGCAGTTATACATCTACCACTGACGGAAATTATACGGTTTTAACTTTGACCACTAGTGGAACAATATATTTTACATCTACATCCTCTACATTTACATTAAATTATTTAATGATTGGCGGTGGAGGGGGCGGTGGAAGTGGATTTCGAGGCAATAGCACCGACACATGTGGTGGCGGTGGTGGTGGCGGTGGTAAAATTGTAACCGGAACTACTACGATTAATAGAGATACAAATTATACAATTACAATTGGAAGTGGTGGAAGTGGTGGTGCCAATGTTTCTAGTAGCTCAAATAATGGGTCAGCCGGTTCATCAACATATATTACGGGAACATCATTTAGTACTATAACTGCAACTGGAGGTAATTATGGTACTGGAGGTACGTCTATAGCTGCTGGTCATAGTGTATCTGGTGGAGCCGCAAAAACGTATAGTGGTTCATCCTATGGAAGGGGAGGGTATGGTTTAGGTGGGACTAGTGTAACTGCGTCGCGTGCAGGTGGCGATGGGTATACCGTATCATACGCGGAGACATTGTCAACTACATTAGGTGGTGGTGGTGGTGGCGGTACATATAATGACTTGTATAGTTACTATATATCAATCTCAAATATGAAAAATTATGATGGTGGTAGTGGTGGTGGAGGTGATGGGTCTTCGGGAACCGATTACAATAGTCCAACGACTGGAACTGCCAATACTGGTGGCGGTGGTGGTGGTGGTGCAGGCAATGGAAATTCGTCAAGCAGCGTCACAAATGTTTCATATACTTCTGGTAAAGCGGGAGGAAGTGGTCTTGTTATTCTATGGTGGTAAAAAATAATTGTTCTCATATGTGAGCACTTATTTTTAATTCATAAACGTTACATGTTTTTTTTGATTCAATAGTAAATCCGCTTTTTCTGTTTGCAAATTATTAATAGTAATTTTTTGTGTTTCAGATAAACGTTTATATTTCTGTAATTCATTAAACGTTTGGCTAAATTTAGTATTTAATTCAATGTTTTGTTTTTCTAATTCGGCAATACGTTGTTCAGCCATTTCAATATCCGCTTGTTTATCTTGCTGTGACGAAGGTTGGACAAATGGACTTTGGGTAAAAGGACTTTGCTGGGTAAACGGACTTTGTGGGGGCATTGGTTGGGTAAACGGACTTTGTGGGGGCATTGGTTGGGTAAACGGACTTTGTGGGGGCATTGGTTGGGTAAATGGACTTTGGGGAGGTTGATTTTGGGTAAAAGGACTTTGGGGAGGTTGATTTTGGGTAAAAGGACTTTGCTGGGTAAAAGGACTTTTTGGTGGTATTGGTTGTGTAAATGGACTTTGTGGTGGTATTGGTTGTGTAAATGGACTTTGTGGTGGTATTGGTTGGGTAAACGGACTTTGCTGGGTAAATGGACTCTGTGGTGGCCACGTTGCCGGTTTGTTCATTTCTAACCGTTGTATGTGTTCGCCCATTTCCTGCAATTGTCTCTGTTGTTGTTCTATAATACCAATCACTTCTTGCGATGATAATGTAACTGGTTCTTTACCTGGCTGTTGTAACATAATAGGTGCATTACGATTTTGTTCTTCCATAATTTTTGACCGTTGAGCATCAATTTCCTTAATTTGTTTCAACACGTCCGGTTTCATTTTTGGAAGTCCCGGTTCATATTTTGATAACAAAGAATCAATATCCTTTAGGAAAAAGTTCTTTATTTTTTCCTCCTTCGCATTTTTAATAAACATATCAATCGTTTTATTGGATGGTTTAAATACGTCCGGATGAGGATTTTTCAAAAGTTCGCGTTTGTCAAAGGAATTATGTTCATGCGAAAATACTAATATAGTTTTTAACGAATCCAATTGAACAAATGGAACCGTATAATTTTTCAAGAAGGCCTTTTCTTCCGCCAATGACGCATGATTTTCATATTGAGTTTCCTTCAATAATTCAACACGAAAGGCAAAGGTAGCGGCAGTTGCATGATTTGGACCATACGGACCACATTGATACATCTGTTGAATATGTTTGAAATAAATATACATCTCACTCGAACCTGCACATAATGCATGCGGATTATCTAATAAACGTTCTACCGCATGGGATACTCTCTCAGGTGGGTAATAATCATCATCGTCCATATAGACAATAATAGAACCCTTTGACTGTTTGTGCATGTAATTACGTTTTTCACCCAAAGTCATCTTTTTTTCTACCCGGAAATATTTGATTTGCGGAATATTTGCGGCAGATATTAAATCGTTCACACAATCCGTGCCATCGTCCACAATAATCCATTCTAATCGGTCTTTTGGATACGTTTGGTTTTTGAAACACTCAAACATGATAGGAATGAACGGGCGACGATTAAAAGTTGGTGTGCATACACTTACAAATGGGCGGTATTTTTTGTTTTTTGACATATTTGTATATTTAAACCACTCATTTTTATATTCTTTATTTTATAATTCTATTTGTCTTTTTTCGATGGATCGGTTAATTTATAACTTTCTGGATTATCTCTTTCGTATATGAAACGGTCAAACAATTCCTTTAGAACATTTTTTAGTTTCATGTAATAAGTAACCATTGAAATTATTATTATTATCAAAGAGTTTATTACAGAAAATATCATTTTACATTTCAGGGATTTCATGTACATGCTATAGACGAATATGCCTACGACAAGTACCATTATAAATATAAATTCATACAAACACTTATATATGATTTCGACCAATATACGGAACAATTTTTCAAACCATGTCATTGAACCGGGAGGGCAATGTTGCACATTTAGATTCTTTAACGAGGTATACAAATATTCGTTAATTTTTTGAATAGTGCCCTTGTATCCATAATTTGAATATAATAACAAAGAAAAGAATGAATGAAATAGAATAAATATGGTCAAAAATAGTCCGGCCAATTTAATGGATGAAAATGTAAATACCATTTTTATTATCCAAGCCACTATAGTTATAGGTAAAATGGATATTGAAATTGCAAATTCGGCCATTCCAAATATAGATGTGGGGAAAAACCCCATAATAATATAAAAAACGATTATTGGATATACAATACTTGAAAATGGGACCGTTTTCGATGCAAAATTAATACAGGCAAATACCGCGTTTTTTATCTCACTCGAATAATGCATGACAATATACGTAATGGTTGATAATGTAATAAAAAAGAGTATTAATGGATTCAAATATGTCTTCACCGTATCATTGTCTTCCGCTAGAGAATTTATAGTATTTGGAATCAAATTCAATATGTAATAGTTAAATACTTCCGCGGGCTTTCTTAAATAATAAAATAAAAAGTTTAGAATGGAATCAAACTGGGAGGTATCTATATTTATATCTCTAGATACGCGTTCATTTGTCTCATCTTTGTAAAACGTTATGTAAAACCAATTATATGTAATTAATAACGCAATGGGTACAGCAAATAAATAATATATTTGGTTTTTGATAAGTGTTATGTCAGCGGTTCTATTTTTTGAACTGGCTGATGACTTTTTTTTCCCTTCAACTTTATCATATACTGCACCCACACCGGTACTCAAATATTTATCAAAATTATTGAATAATAATTTATCTATATACGAAACCCCCTTATTTATTTTGTCAACGATTCCGGCAATTGCAGTATTACGTTTACATTTTGCGCCTTCTTTAAATGGTTCCTTTTTATTTTTTTCTACGGATGGTTCACTTAAATTATTCGCTTCTTCCGGAATATCACCATTTAATATATCAGTGATTTCATTCATGGTTTTTTCGATTTCCTCAAATCCATCATCGTCTTTTTCGTATATATTATCTAGTTTTGGTATATTTTTATAATTTGGATTCGATTTTTTTCGTTCTTTGTTTCTAGATATTTTCTTTATTTTTTGAATAATAATATCAGGTTCTTCTTGGAATCCCTCAATAATTGGAATGTTTGATTCATCTTGACTAAATCTTTTTATTTCTGGTTCTACATATTTTATTTCCGGTTCTACATATTTTATTTCCGGTTCTACATATTTTATTTCCGGTTCTACATATTTTATTTCCGGTTCTACATATTTTATTTCCTGTTCTACATTCTTTTTTTTCCATTTTGTATCATTCATATTCTAATATATACTATTATATTATTACGTATATAATAGTATCTCGTAAAAACCGAATTATCTGGCGTATAACATACCACAATTTCCACTTACAAAAGATAAGACATTATATCGTTCTTCGTAAAGCGTCAAATTGAAATTGTATTCATACAATCGCCAATTTTGTTTAGAAATTCCAATGGCTTGACCATCTTGGTCACATATCACACCAAAGGTGGAATTCACCGTATCTATATCTGGAACATATGTCATTATTTCTAATTCGACTGTTTTAAATTTACTTAAATTGATAGCCCCCGATGGTTGATATTCAAAAGGACTCGTATTTAGACAAAAATTATAACAATATAATCCGTCTTTTGCTGAACCCTGGGTTCGAGTATATTTTTCAATGTAATCGTATACTCCGCGCGTTAAAATATTCTCTCGATAATCGCCATTTAAAAGTATACCCATTGTCTCTAAAATTTCTTTTCTGTTTCCGGAATAAAAATTGCCCGTATAAAAAAAACCGGTATTTGTTCCGTCTGGATTATATTGTGGACCATATTGAATATCGGTGTCAACTGAACTATCCGGTGCTTCTATAATATCAGATGGTATGGAGCGATATGGCCAATTGGTATAATTACTCCACTCATTTCGTAAATTCACGTCATTTCTCTGCAAAAACCACATCCAATTGGCAACCATACCATTCGACGTCAATTTCAATTTCTTACTACCCGTTATATTTTCGAATTTATATTCAAATACATCTTTGACTAAATATACTTGGTCTTCGGCGGCAAATAATTGGCGTTCTTCTTTCGATAAAAAACAATAGGTGCATAATAAATGCACGTCTGCATTCCAGGTATTTATTTTATTTTCATAATTTGCTGGGGAAATATTTACTGCAGGAGGGCTTTGTAAATATCGATACATTTGAAATTGCGATTTATTAAAATCGGGTTGGACATATGGAAAATTGTTTTCTGTATCGAATACATCGCGGACCTGAAATAATTCTTGTATAGGACGTAATGTGACACTAATCGATAATTCATTATATTGCAATGAAATGAGAGGGAATGCACATCGACTATCTAAAGTGAACCAGGTGTTTATTGGAATATATAAATTCCGTCCGCGAATCGACGGTTCCGCTCCGGTATTACTTCCGGTATAATAGGCGGATGGATATGTATTGGTGCGGCCAAGTGCATTCGCCGGGTCATTTAATTCATCGATATTTCCGCTCATACGATTGAATAGTTCCTTCTTTTCTGCAGTAAAATCTCTATCGACCATTGCTGCTAAATATTCGCCCGTATATCTTTGGATAGTCAATGAACCACATGTAATCAATATTTCTTTAATCATATGAGTTCCTAAATCTTTTATCCAGCGAAAATCATAAGGACACCATACATTGCCGTTTAAATCTGCATCGGGATGATAAAATGGACTCCATATATCTGGTATTGTAACAACTAAATAAGTATCCATCAATAATTCTGCGTATCTGGGTATTTTGAAAGTAAACGTAGAGGTATCCGTCGTTCTTAATTCTCTCAATCCATCATAATCAATCCGGAATTTTTGCAGACCAAAATTCGTATATTTAGAATAAGTTACTTTAAAGAAGGTTTTAGTAGGATTTCCGGTTAAAATTAAATTGTTATTTCCAATAGATATAAGATTTAGTAATCCTCCGGCCATAGTTATAATATAATATATTATATTGTTTTTATTATATTATTTTTGTTTATAGGTATTATATATAATGGACAATAGTTTTAGATTATTTATTCTTTTCTTGATACTTTTCTTATTTTTTTATATTGTATATCGAATGATTCAAAAATATCGGGCAAAATATAGCATATTGGAAGGGTACGAAGATCCTATCGTAACTCAACTACATGATAATAATTTGATATCCCCTTCTATTACGAATGTATCTAAAACAGTGCAAGACCTTCCTTTAAAAGAGCTATGTATCAAAGCATCTTACAATACTGCATATAATGGGTATGATATAATTAATACCAAAGAAGTAGCCAATCAATATGATATGATAGAATATGTATTGAGTCGCGGTTGTCGTTTTTTAGATTTTGAATTGTATTATCATACTACTGGCGAGGTTGTTGTAAACTATACTGCCGACCCTACATTTACCACGTTCACAAATGCAACGCCAAATGACGTTGAATTTAATTTAGTCATGTCCTATATTACCAGTAATTATAGTAGCGGTGATTTTATTCCAAATAAATCAGAC